TCTTGTGGTTTATTTTGTCCAATAATTGCTAAATCAAATGCTAGACCTTTACAGTGACTAGAGACAGGAGATTCATTAGGGGTTATTCCTTTCAATCTATATCCAGAAGTAATAGTCCATAATCTCTTATATCCACCTATGCCACCTGGGAATACTTCTAAAAGTGGTTCAAGTATATTCTGCGTGGTAGTTGCTAGATTACATAATATTTCTTGAACAGTATACAATCTTGGTGCTGAGTTTTTAGAAACACTTAACATCTGGTCAACAAGTCTATGTTTTCCGTTAACACCACCTGATATTAACATTCCAAGTGTAAAGTTTTTAGACATTCTATAGTCATCGCTATATGATTTAGTTGCATATATTTCTTGACAGTTTACAGGAACTTTAATATCTTTTCCGCCAGTAGTTGGAGCAGATTCTACTACTACAGGTGGAGTTGGAACAACTGCAGTATCACCATCTTTTTTAATTTGTTCATTTTTATGTAGTCTTCCTTCTGGTGTGTCAGAGTCTTCTGGTGTTTCAGCGACTGCTTTATCTTCAACAGATCTTTCAGGAGGAATCAAAAATGGAACTACAGGGTTAATTGGTTGCCCCTTTTCAGGAGCAGTTAGTTGTATGTCTTCTACAGAGGCAGATGTTGCGCCACTACCAAAATAACCAGCAGAATAATCAACCTGTAAAACTCCGCCACTCTTCAAATCCATAGTATTTGAAGATGTAATTTTAGTTGCATCTCCAACTAAAAGATTAAAGTTTTGTAGCGTTTGGATGTTAATATTTTGTGCTTGTAAATTAAAATCACCAACTGCTTTGTAGTTGATATTTCTTCCAGCTACAACATCAATATCATTAAACACTCTCATTTCAACATTGTTGCCCACCTCAATGCTTGCATTATTAGAAACTTGTATATTAGCATCAGATCTAGCAAATATATTAGTATTACCCTCAACTGTTATATTACATTCTCCGTTGACACTAATGCAACCATTTCTTTCCATTATAACAAAATTATCACCAACAATATAATTAACTTGAGTTCCTTGTGGATCTATTTCTGTAAATGTTCCAGAGCGATGATATGTATGAATTCTCTCTTGTCCAGGAGTGTCATCAAATTCTTGTATATGACCAGACTCTGTTTCATAAACACGATTAAGTGGGTATTTTGCACCATATGTAGAAAGCGGTTGATCCCACTTTCCATTTCTAATTGCTTTTGGTATAGTTAATTTTCGACTAGCATCTTTCTTTTTAATAATAGTGCCTTCAATTATACCACGTGCTAAACGATTTGTATCTGGCTCATTTAAATATTCATTTAAAGGATACTTGTTATTTGGATCTCTAAATCCAATTGTATTGGATCCAGTAGTTTTACTCTTTTCAGATGGACCAGGTTTTGCAGCAGCAGCAGGATCTCGTGGTGGTTCTGGTAATGGAGCACCAGCATCTTTTTCTACTGAACCAGATGCTTTATAACCATAAAAATATTCATAATATGATAACTTTCTAGCTGCTATATCTGGAGAGTTTACTCCAACTGCATTTTTTGCAGCATAAAAGTAATCTGGATTTGATTTTGGATTAACACCAGCTGGAGTTCTGTCCTTAATATAAAGAGCAGCTACTAATGCAGATACATTAATATCGTTATCTAATGAATCTGGATTATTAACGATATCAAGAGATAACCCTGTAGCATTAGCAAGATTTTGATAACGCTGATAGTTAGCCTTACCTGTTAATTGAATAAATCCACGACCAAAATATTTTCCACCATCTGCATCTGTTTGGTTACCTAAGAAATTTTTACCACGTTTAGTTGGTCCATATGCCCAAGAGAAAAACTCTTCTCTTGTCATACCTTTTTTTGCAGCATTTGAATATTTTTGAATATCTGCTTCTGTCGCAAAAGAATATATTTGTTTTAATCTTTGGGGAGAATAGTTATAAGATTCTAACTGTGGGATCCATCCAGTTTCTCCACCTGCAATACCCAATAATGCACATTTTTGTTCTTTAGTTGTTAATCCAACTTTATCACAAGCAGCAATTAATGCTTTTATACCAGCAGATGCTTTTGATGGATTTGACGTAGATTTTGGAGGAGGTATAGTTGGAATAGAATCATTTACAACTGTAGATTGAACTGGAGTTGGCGATGCGCTTCCCGTAGTTACTGGCTGACCACTACCAGATAACACAGGATTACCAGAACCATCAACCAATACTCCCTGTAACTTGCTTTGTGTTACAGCATTTAAATTAGATGGTGGATCTCCAAATGTGAGTATATTTTCGCCAAAGGCATTTACTGGCTTACTAATTGTAATTTTATCTCTTCCATTTATGGAAACAATAGTGGCACCATCTGGAATACCAAATCCATAAACGTACATATTAGGTCTTAAATTACCAGTAAAATTTGTTACCTCGCCATCTGGATCATAAAACGTGATAACAGTTCCATTAACTGGTCCAGGAATAGTTCTTAATTTAATATCACTAGTTTTTACAGAAGGTAATATTCCTGCATCATCATCAACATCTATAGATCCAGGTGTAGTAGAAATACCACCAACAGTTCCAAGAATAATTGGTTGTTGTTGATCTTCATCTGCAAATATAATGATAACAGAAGTTCCTTCAACTGGTCCAACTGGAGAAAATCCAATCCCGTTCATTGCTGCAGAAACTACTGGTTGTATAGGAACAGACCATGGTAATTCTTCTGTTGGAAGTTGAGATTTATCATGCGTGTGCAGACCAACTATCCTTACTTGACATCTACCAAGTTTTAAAGGATCTTGTCTATTTTCTACGATACCATAATAAAAATTCATTATTTTCCTTTGTTCATATCCATCTGCGAAGATTCTTTTATAACTTCCATAATACATTCATGTTTTTCTCTATCAATGTAATGATTAACAGCAGAAATTAAATAAAATCCAGAAAACATTTTATCTGTAGTATTTTTATCTCTTGGAGTTATTGGTTCCATTTTATTTAAAACTATAGCTACCTTTTGTCCTACTGTATAATCAGTTCTTCCAGGAACAGTTATTTGTAATTTATTTGCCTCTGCTAATTTAATTAGTGAGAGTCTTTCTTGAATAGTTTTTTGATTTGTTACATCACCAAATGCATTAAAATTACCATAATATTTTGGATATCTTATATGAAAAGAATTAGAACGAAAAACAGCTCTATCTGAATTTACAGGAAATTTATTTAAATGTTTTTGTTCATTAAATCTTTGAAACATATTATAGTTTCTAGTTGTATATTTTTTAGTTGTAACATCGTATGAGATAATTTTAGAAGATAACATACCTGAAGAAATTCTATCCATATAGTCAAATCCTACAGGAATGCTTATTTCTTTAATTCTTTTATAATCTTCTGGTATGTTTCTAGCATCGCCACCTTGTGGTAATTTATCTCTAGTATATTTGTCATATGTAAATTCTTGGTAAGGATTTGCTCCATATAAACTGTCTAAACTTATAAAATAAAATCCATCTCTATTTTCAAAAAATACATAATTTGGAGTTTTATTTAAATTGGAAGCAGAAGCAACTAAATGCATAATATTTTTAACAGGAGACCAAAAATTTGAAATATATTTTGTATTATTAATTGTTGGTTCTATAAAAACCTGTTTATCGCTTTCTAATCCTATTGTTTTATCTTTTAGAAATGGTTCTACTAATTCAGAAACTTTATTACCAAAAACTCTACTAATTTTTTTATTTAAATCTACAATGGCTTCTTTTGACACAAAATGTAGTTGATAAACTACGGAACGATCTCCAACTATTTCACGATTAGATAATTTGTAAATATAAAATGTCCCTTTTATATTTTTAGTCTTTTTTAGAGTTGGCGTAGATATATCTAATTCTACAAATTCTTCACCAATAAATGGAAATAAATTAACTAAATCTAAAGCATCTTTAATGATTAAACTTCCACTCATAAATGGTGAGAATAAATCTTCATATATTTGAATATTAATAACCTGAGCAGCGATATCTTGTGTGAATCCCTTTAAGGTTACTATTTTAACCTTATCAATGCTGACATCACCAGCAAATCTTAATTTAGAAACAGCCTTCATTATAACAATTCTTCAAAATTCTTAATAATAGCATTAATTATCTGTGGAGATACTATCTTTATTCTTCTTTTCTTTTCATTTAAATCTCGTTCATAAGATGCATTAGTTATAGGCACTGCACCTGGATAATTTGAATTAACTATAAATCCTCTTTCATCTACATAATGTTTAATGTTATTTGCAGTAGTTCCATATTTTGTTTCAATATGTTTAACAAGAGCATATTCCTCTAATGGAAAATCTGTAAGATAATCATATTTGTCGTTGCAAAGCATAATTATCCAATGATATTCTGCATTTCCATAGATCTTTTCTGCTATAATTTCTGGTGTTTCCCCATCAATTATATCATATTCATCATACAATGTTATATTTGATAAAATTTCTTTACGAAAACGAACATTTCTTGTAATATCTTTAACAATAGAAGTTTTTAACTTAGTTCCATATCTAAAGTCGTAAAGAAAATCAGGAAATTCTTTAAAATACATTATAGACCATCCTTCACTTTATCTTTTGTTAGAAGAGCAAGTTCACGGAAATTCATTGTTACATTAATTTGAGTTGGCATTCCATCTTCAAATGTAGTAAATGTTCCGTTTGGTGTATAGTTTACATTTAGCTCTGTTAAAACACATGAGGTGTGTCTATGTAGTTTTAAATTTTCCACACCATTATTATAATAAAGAATATCGAATTCAGAAGGATACATATATACAAAATTATACTCATCCTTAAATTCTGGATGCATATGATATTTAAATTGCTGTATAATGTTTAATACATTTTTTGCTTCTTGAGAACTTCTTGGAAAAAATTGATAGTCGAATTGAAATGTTCTAAAATCTACACCTTTAAAAACTTGTTCCTTTTTAGGATTTGCTGCCAATCCCAGAGCAGCAGAAGCACCAGGTGTTTTGCCTAAAGTTAAATTAGCAATAATAGCTGCACCAACACCCTTAACATCACTGTCTTTACCTTTACTGTCAAGTGCTTTCATAACTTCATCTATACCTTCAGCAGCTATCGATAATGATGTAGTATCTTCTTCTGACCATTGCATTCCGTAACGAATTTGTAATTGATTTGGGACATGCATAGCGATTGCAGTTTTTAAGCGTTTTTGAGATCTTGTCGCATCTGGGGCGAGAGTAGCAGTCACCGCAAGACCTACTGTTGGTATATTTGCTATAGCGGTTCCCTTGAGTGCACCAGCTACATTACCAAAAGCAATACTTCCTCCGACTATGCCAGTTATTGTGTTAACAGTTCCCTGAGCCGCAACTAGTCTATCTTTAGAAAGGTTCTGTGCAATTAGATCTCCACGATCTCTAGGAGTTAAATCATTGACAAACTCGTTTTCAGGTAAGGATTTTGCTAGTTTAGAATCGGTTCCGACGTTAATGTAAAATACTACATAGTTTCCACCATACGTTCCTTTCGCAGAAAATAAATCATCTGGATAAGAAAATGATTCAACATTATAGCCATCAGATCCCCCACTTCTAAATGTGCTTGGACCACCTCTTGGGGTATAGAGATTGGCTTTTTGTTCCTGTCTTTGTTCAAATTTACGAAGGTCTGCTTGTTCTGCCATTTGATGCCTTTAGAATAAATAAAGGTGAATATTACCTCTAATTAGTTATTTATGTTCCATAAAAGAAAGTTTACTCCATTATTTCCTGAAAAATACACAGGAGATCACACAAATATTATTATGAGAAGTTCATGGGAAACCATGTTCGCCAATTGGTGTGATAAAAACCCATCTATTATAAAATGGAGTTCTGAAGAAACGATTATTCCTTATCGCTGTCCCACAGATAATTTAATACATCGCTATTTTGTTGATTTTAAAATTATAATTAATAACGGTAAAACTTATCTTGTAGAAGTAAAACCCAAATCCCAAACAATTCCTCCAGAATATCCTGGAAAAAGAACAAAAAGATACTTAACTGAATCTTTAATCTTTATTAAAAATCAGGCTAAATGGGAAGCAGCTAAAATGTATTGTAAAGATCGAGGTTGGGAATTTAAAATTATTACTGAACAGGAGTTAGGGTTAACACCTAAATAATATTTATGGCTAAAAAACCAACTATGATCGACGTATTCGAGAGAAACAAGTATGACCTTTTAACCTCGGTTAGAAAAAGTCGTGCTTGGTTTGAACAACAAGTCCTTTTGATGACTAGGCAGCAACTCACTCCACAAAGAGTGTTAAATGGTAATCCAGAACAGTTAGTTACTAGAATTATGCCTGGACATTTGTATATGTTTGGTTATGATCCTAAAACTAAAGAAGATCTTCCATACTATGACAGGTTTCCTCTAGTATTTCCTTTTCGTAAATCTTCAGATGGATTTTATGGATTAAATATGCACTATTTACCATACCCATTAAGAATTGGGTTATTAGATAGTTTATTAACATTTGCTAGCAACACAAGATATGATGAAACTACTAGAATTAAATATTCATGGCAACTAATTAATGGCATATCAAAATATCAAGCAGCAAAACCATGTGTAAAACAATATCTTACCAGTCATGTTAGAACGCAATTTAGACAAGTACATTCAAATGACTGGGCAACTGCAATGTTATTACCTGTTGAACGATTTGTAGGTGCGTCAAAACAAGAGGTTTGGGCAGATTCTAAAAAAATTATAAGAAAGAACTAAAATGGCATTAAATTTACCATTCTTAACACAAAACTCTTCTAGAGGTGGAAGTGCTAAACCTGGAAGCATAGGAGATTTCGTTGCTCAAGTAAAAAGTGGAGCATTATCAAGACAAAATCGTTTTGCTGTATTATTCACTCCTCCTGCTGGTGTAAATCCACAAGCACTGCGAAAAGTTTTATTATTTTGCGATACTATCCAACTTCCTGGAACTAATTTCTCAACTATTCAAAATAGAACATATGGCGAATTTCGTGAAGTTCCATATGAAAAACTCTATGATGCGGTAAATATGACCTTTTATGTAGATTTGGATCTAAAAGTAAAAGAGTTATTCGATAGATGGGTTGACACAGTACAAAATCCAGTAACAAGAAACTGGAATTATTACAATAATTATATAACAAATATGGTTATTGAAGTTCAAGATATTAATGATAATACTCGTTATGAAATGACTTTATGGGAGTGTTATCCAAAATCAATAGGTGCAATAAATCTTGATCATTCATCAAAAGAAGTTATGAAACTACCTATAACTATGCAGTACAAATATTGGACAGCTGAACCAAAATCTCCATTGAGTAATGGTCAAAAAGTTCCTTTAACTTTATATGAAAAAATGATGAAAAATTTTTCTGGTTTTCAAGAGACACTAAACAATACTCTAGGAACTACAGCAGGTAATTTTATAACTGGATCTGCTTTAACATATGGTGTTACCAAAATCCCTGGACTATTAAAATTCTAATGTCAGAAATTATAGCATTCTTTACAGTTAAAACTACGCTATCACTATTATTAGCGTTATTAATATTAATGGTCATTATGACTATGGTTGCGATGCATCGCAACCCAAAAGATTCGTTTGACATTAAAGATTTAGTAAGTAGTGACGGAAAACTAGATGAGAAAAAATTTACTAGATTTGGGGCATGGGTGATTAGTACATGGGGGTTTATATATCTGATCATTAGTAACCCTACAACATTTCCAGAGTGGTATTTTATTGGGTATATGGGAGCATGGGTAGCAAATGCTATATTTGACAAATATGTAAATAGTAAAAAGGAATAGTATGAAAGTTGATGAAACATTATCCGCTGAATTTGGTATACAACCAATCAGCAAAACTGAAGTGATATCTAAAAATGGTGATCTTATAAAACCATCTGATAATAAAATTGATGACGACTATGAAGTCTCTCGCAATAATATGCGTGTATTGCTTCAACAAGGAC